CAATAGACTCCACGAGCCTACCTGAAATCCCGGGCAGAGCGGGACCCGCCACAGGGCCGGCGACGACCCCTCGACCCGTGCCTGCTAGGGGCTCTGCCGTCACTGGCTGAAACAGGCCGCGCACTCCGAGAATCGCGCCTGTCGTGCGGTCTGCCCGCACCTCAACGACCTGCACAGACTCTCGGGGTAGGTCGGGCGTCCTCGCGAGGGGCTCCACCACGACCCGCTCCGGCGACAACCCCACGCGCAAAGGGGTCGGTTCGGTGGCGGTGACGATCCGTGCTCTCGGCTCCCCCGACAGGGGCGTGATGGTCGCGCGCTCGGGACGTGTTTCGCCGATCCACACCGTCTGGGGGCGGGTCGCGACGATCACGCCGCCTCTCTGGAGCCCGAAGATCCCCAGGATGAAGCCGGCCAGCCCGCTGATCAGCGACTGGATGGCCTTCAGTTCAAGGATTTTGGCGATGATCTGGTCAACGACCCTGGACCAGATTGCCAACCACAGGTCGCTGAACTCCGCGGTGCCCATAAGGATGCCCTTGAGGGCTCCGCCAACGGCGTCCTGCAACCGCGCCGCAAATGTGACCACTTTCGCCTGGGCCGCTTCGAGCGCCATCTCCGTGGACCGCTGGATGACCTGATTGGCCTGCTCGATGCCCAGGGCCGTCGACCCGTAGGCCTGGGCGACTCGCTGGGCCTCGGAAGAGACGCCCTCCAGGGCTTTGCCTGTCTCCAGCCACACCTGCAAATGTTCCGGGGTGATCTCAAACTGACTGATCTCGTCGGTCGCCTCTGCCAGGCGCGCGGCGGCGTCTCGCGCGTCGAAAGCCAGGCCCTGAACCGAGGCGGCAATCTCCTGGTAAGTCTCCACAACCCGCTGAAAACTCGGGTCGGCCAGGAGGTCGGTCTGGTCCTCGAAAACTTGGTTGATCTCCTCGATCTCGCGGCGTACGAACGGCATGGCCGAGGCGAGGTCGAGTGCCGAGTCTCGGTAGGACGCCGTCGCCTCCCTTGCCCGACGCGTGGTCTCGGCGGCGATCGCCTCCTCAACCGCTCGCCGCGCAGCCTCATCCGCCGCCCTCTGTTCCGCTGCGGCCTTCTCTGCGGCAGCCCTAGCCGCCTCTCGCTCTTTCTCCTCCATTTTCTCGATGGCCTGGCGGGCCATGTCCTGCCCGCGGGCATAGTCCAGGGCTGTCAACTGCCCTTCCCGCTGAGCATGGGCCAACTGGGCTGTGGCCGCAGCGGAGCGGTTTGCCATGGCCTCGTAGACAGCCAAAGAACGGGCAGCCTCCTCGTTCGCTTTCCGCTTGGCCTGAATGTGTCTGACGGCCAGGGCGACACCGGTCGCCAAGGCGCCTATGGCGGCAATGGCAATCCCAATGGGGCCAGTGGCCAGAGCCAGCGCCTTGGTCAGCGTCGCCGTCTCGATGGCGGCGAGTCTCACGGCCACCCGGTAGGCCTGCAGGGCCAAGCCCGCCGCTCCGACCACTTTCTCCATCGAGGCGATGGCCGCCGAGGTCTTAGAGTTTTCTGCGCCGAACAACGACATGGCTTGCCGGGCCATGTTCATAGCAAGAAACACGTCGGTGACAGCTTGGCTAATCTCGCGGGCCTGGCGGCGGGTGACGTCGAATGAGCGGCCTAGGGTCTCGGAGGAGCGGGCCGTTTGCTCGATGCCTTGGCGGACAGTCTCGAGCGCCCGCTGGGCTTCCGGAGCCCCTTCGACGGCGACACGAACACCAACGTCAGCCACGGACCCGTCTCCTCACACGGTCTCGGGCAATCCGCAGGACGAGGGCGTCACGCTCAGCAAGAGTCAACCCGGCAACGTCCGCTGGCCCCCACCCGAACTCCCGGGCGAAGAGGTAGAGGTCGCTGAGAAAGGGTCGCTTTCGGGCACCTCGTCCCCCCGGATTGCCCGTGTGACTAGGTTCGTCAAGCGAAGCCACTGGTCGCGCGGCAGAGCCCAAATGTCATCCTGCGTCAGATCGGGGTACGCCCGCACGAGCACGTAGTGGAGCCACTCCACCTGCGCCACCAAGGCGTCCTCGCTGTCAGGGTCCTGCGACAAGCGCTTGTAGAGGCCCCGCGCCCTAAGTGCCCGCTCATCCCCCAACGTCAAGGGCGGAATCTCCGCGGGGTTGATCTCGTACTTGCCTACCTTCAGACCCATGGCTATCACCATGCCGATCGGGTTGTGGTCAGGAGCAGCCCGATGTTTGTCCCCGACCCTGGATGCACTCGACCCTCGCCCTCGAAGGCTACGGTGATCCGCTCTCGGCCGCGCATCGTCACCGGGAAGGCGGTGAAGACCAGGCGCGGCACGTCAACCTGCAGCGCAAAACTCGCCGGCAGTGTCGCCCTCAAGGAAAGTGCCACCTCGGTCTGCTTCAGGAAGCGGTCAAGGTCGCTCGCCTTCTCAAATGCTAGGGTGCCCGCCACGCGCACCTGCACGGCGTCTCTGCGCCGGATGCGGGTGATGAGGGACGACCCCAGGCTCGGTACACCCTCCAACTGGTTGTCCAGCGTGATGGAGATGCCCTCATAGTCGATGTCCTGTCCCCCACCGATCAGCACCTGCGCCGTGCTGAAGTCGAACGGCGCCGACGGGCTCGTGGGGAACGTGGCCGTGGCAGGGGTGCCGCTCGACACGTTCCGGGCCAACCATCGTGCCGATGCCTGCAGGGGGGCGTTGGGCTGGGCGGAGATTGTGAGGGCCGTCGCGTTTGCGCCCGGGTAGCGCTGAGCCGGCGAGAGGTCCCTGAACGCCTCCACTGTGTAGGACGGCAGGGGCGAGGCCGAGCCAAAGTCGGAGGGCGACGGATACCACGCCGTCCGCCACAAGGCCCCCGAGAGCACAATGGTCACAGTCCGGCTACCCTGGCCGAACGCCGCGTTCGCGAGTATGCCCACCGCGTCGGGGTAGGCCGGCGCGACTACCTCGCCCTCAACCCTCACCACCCCGGCGATGCGGTCGGGCTCGAGCAGAGATCCGGTGATGTTGGCGATCTCAAATCTGTCGAATGTCCCAACGAGGGCTTCGTTCAGCCCTTGCACGAAGTCGGACGGGGCAACGGCAGTGCCCCACGTTGTTTCCTTGCCCAGACCGATGTAGCCGCGCAGACCGTATGGCATGTTACACCTCCGCTAGCACGTCAGCTACTAACCGAACCTCTCCTTCCAAAACCCAATCCGACTCGAACGCAGCTGCCCGGAATTCGCCTCCAGCCAGCCATGATCCTGTGACGAGGCCTCCTAGGTTCCGGTTGTCCATCAAGGCTCGCTCGACATGACCGATTAGCGTGTCCCGTTGTTTGGCAGACGCGTCCAAACCGTCCGCGTGCCACGCCCAACACTCGACAACCCACTCTACGTGGTACCGTGTAGCCTTCCCCGCGGCGATAGGCTGCCCCTCGACGGGAGTACGACTAGCTATCCTCACGTTGACCCAAGGGAATTTCCGCTCGAAGCCAGCCGCCACGTCCCGCTCGGCTGTCACGGTCACACCCGCGAGGGCCGGGGCTGCAGCGAGGATCTCGCGGATCTTCTGAGTGATGGCGTGGTAGTCAACCTGCGGCATCGCGCACCTTTTTCTTAGTGTACGCCGCCAAAGCTTCCTCAGCGAGCCGCCTCGCCAACGCAGGCGAGGGAACTAACGGACGGGCCGGCAAGCCGGGATGACGAACCTCGCGGCGGAAAACGTCCCGCCCTGCGGAGCCAACGAAGTGCAGTGCGCCTTTCCTACGCGCGTTCCTCCGCGCTGGACGGCCCGAAGGCTTGACCGTGATCTCATAAGGACTCGTTCCGTAGTGGTGCCACAAGGCACGCACGTCCCGAGTACCTACCTTGACAGCGCGGCCCGCAATCTCATACGTGAAGGATTGCGCTAGGCGGCCCGTGGCCTGGAGAGGCTGCGAGACGCCTGAGCCTTTTCTCTTGCGCCGACCTGCGACCGTGGAAGGCTTCAGCGGCGGCCAAGGTTTCTCGATCCCGCGCCGGCGAAAGTTCTCACTCACCCACGCCAGGAGGCGCTCACCCACAGCCTCAAGTAGAGGTCCCGGCTCGAGCGCCTGTTGCGTCCGGCGGAGAACTCTTTTTATCTCCTCAGCCCGGACGGTAACCTTGACCCCAACCACGCGTCACCACCACCGGGACAGATACGGGTCCACTGCTTCCTTCAGACGCCAAAGTATCTCCTGCTCCACGTCCTCCATCGTCTCAAAAACGGCGTCAAGCGTCTTAGTGGTTTGGGCTCCGTCGCGCCCAACCTCCAAGGTCAGCTTCACGTTGACGCCCCTACCTAACATACGGACAGCGTGGCTGTAGTACTCCAAGGTGTCCACGTTGATGTACGTCGGCTTGCCGCGGAGCCGCGCCCGCCACCTCTCGATGACATACCTCAGCTTTGCCTGTGCCTCAGGACTAAGTTGACCTGTCCGACGCAATTCGTGAGACACGGACAGGACGTAGTCGCGGCAAACGAGGTGGTCCTGAAGCATCCGGTCAGGGTACTCCTGCATGTCGCGGTGCAGGAGAGGCCAGTTACGCTCAAACCGCGTGATGCGGGTGGACTCAGATAGATAACCTACGTGGGCGATGTGGACGTCACTCACGATCGCCACATGGCCGGGGCCTGCATTTAGCGCGGTCTCGGGATGCTCGTGGATCGCGCCGTAGAATTTACACGTGCCGCGCCGGAACAGCCGCACAGGCACGTCGGGTTTGAACGTCGTATCTACCGCAAAGTGGTGCTGATGCAGAGCATAGCCGTTGAGGTGGTTGCGCCGCAGGTATTTGTGTAGGCCCACGGCGTCAACGAGCCTCTCGTCGGTGTCAATCCACAGCACCCAATCCATGGTGCACGCGTCGAGGGTGGCGTTCCGGGCAGCGGCAAATCCTGCCTCCGTCGGCTTCGGAGCTGGCACCACCTTCGCGCCATACTCAGCTAAGATCCGCCGCGCCTCCTCAGAACATCCCGTATCGCCCGCCACGATTTCGTCCGCGAGGTGCTTGACGCTCTCTAGGCACCACCCCAGGGTTTGTTCAGACCCCGGCCCCACGAGCATGAGCACGGAGACGGTTTGCCGCGGCCGTTGGTGGCGCAGTTTCCTCTCCATGTCGATTTGCCCAACCGGTTTGTGGTCCGCGCGGTAGGTGATGATGTAGATACCCATGGAGTCGCCCACCAGCGGTGACCGCCCGGAAGGCAAGGCTTCGATGTTGACCCCCGGCTTACCGCCAAGCATGTCCCGCAGGTCGTGTAGGTCATACTGCCAAATGTGGGCGCGGTACGGGTAAGGGTTATCATCGCGCCGGCCGGCGTATCCTGAGGTGTGGTACTCCCACGGGCCGTAGGGGGTTGTCAGAATCACAAGCCCTCCTGGTTTCACCCACCGCTCGATCCTCTCGAGAAACGTCCAAGGCTCCGGGACGTGCTCGATCACTTCCCCGGCGAACACTGCGTCGAACGGAGCCACGTCAGAGAGGTCGGCGGTATCGGTGCCCACACGAAACTCGATTTGGTCGGGACGTGCGGCCTTCTCGGCGGCAATGCGACGTGCCAACTCGATGGAATTCCGGTCGATGTCGACCGCCACGATGGAGGTGTTGGGCAGCGCATTACTAAGGAGGATAGTGTACGCCCCGTGAGCACACCCAACATCCAATAGTTTCGCTGGCTGCTCGCGGATGAGGATCTCCCGCACCATGCGGAACCGCGCCTCGGATTCAGTCGCCTCCAGCGGGGGCGGTTGATGGGTCTGCCCGATTGCTTCGTATTGTTCACGATATGCCCCCGGGCCCACAAAGCCCCAGTGCGAGTCCAGCAAGTCCCGCACCGGTTTCATGCGAGGCTCGTCCTTGTACCGCGAAGCCAATTCGCGGGCGGCGATGATATCGGACTGCCGGATGAAGTGCCACGCTAACCGCACTGGGTCATCGTTGCTGCGGGCGATGTCCTCCTCGTACCAACGAAGCCACTGCTCGGCGACGCCCGACCAGTCGAGGGCCTTAGCTCTCTCTTGGCCTGCCCGGGACGCCTTCAACCACGCAATGTCGTCATGGACGTATCGCAGGACCGCCTCCACGAAGGCGTCTACTGCTTCCGGGCTCCACTCGGGGCCGGGGTCAGGGATCAACGTCCCGGCCTCGGGCGCGATGGTTTCGGGCAAGGCCCCGCGGGCGGTTGTGACGATAGGCAGACCACACGCTTGGGCTTCCATCGCCGAGATGCAACTGACCTCGGCGAACTCGGGTGCGGTTGGCGATGGGGTCGGGTATA